GCTCCTTCGGGAGCCTTTTTTGTTGGCTGGGTAAATAGGAGAGCAGGGCAATGACGCCACTGCTGTTTGCCACCAGATCGGAGAGCCGCGATAACAAGCGTTACTCGCTCCATCATGGCAGGAGAAATTAATGAATACAGATACCAACCTGAACGAAATCAACCTGGATGTAGCAATCGCCAACCAAGGCGGCATCAACCGATTCGCGGAAGAAGAAACACGCGGTGTTCGTGACCCACGAACTGGCCGTTTGATGAAGCACACAGACTATGGCGACGACACAGCGCTGAACGTCAAATTCACCGTCGAATCGGTGTTTTCCAAGCGCGAGACGTATTTTGCTGGCGGCGTGCCCAAGTACATCGACATGGATTTCATCACGATCACGATACCTGGCAATCGCGATTTGATCGTACATGCGCCAGTGACCGACTTCTACGAATGGCGTTTTCCGCTGGAGTACGCGCAGTTCAAGCAAGGGCAAAGCGCGGTCGTGATCGGCACTCCATTGGACTTGTGGCCCGCTATGCAGCCGGCGCAAATCGCTGAGTTGAAGCATCACGGCATTCGCACGGTCGAACAGCTTGCCGACCTCTCGGACAGTTCAAGCGGCGTGCTGCGCGGCTTCTACGCCATGAAGCATAAGGCCAAGCAGTTTTTGGAAGACGCCAAGGACAAGAATTCTACCGCTGTAGTGCGCGCCCAGATGGAAGAACAGGAAGCACGTCACAAGGCCGAACTCAAGGCAATGGAAGACCGCTTCGCTGCCATGTTGGCTCAAGCGCTTCCGAAGGAATCCAAGACGGCATCAACTAAATAAGGATTTAACGAGGCGACACAACAACATGGTTCAGAAGACCCTTTTAGAGATCGCGAAGACGATCACCACCGAACTAGGATTTCCAGCGCCGACCACTGTTGTGTCGTCCACCGATACCAACATCTTGAAGCTGCTTGGCATGATCCAAGCCACCTGCGACGACTTGCTTCGCGAGTACGATTGGCAGGTATTACAGACGCGCTACACATTTACCACGACTCCCGGACTTGATAACTATCCGTTCCCAACTGACGAAGAGCGCTTCATCGGCAGTTCGTTCTTTGACCAGAATAATCGCTGGCCGATGATGGGGCCATTGACCGGACCTGAGTGGGAACAGATTAGGGTTTCGCAGTTGGCATCAAGCCCATTTATTCGTTATCGAATAATGAACAACCGGATGTTCCTTTATCCCGTACCCGGATCGACGCCCTACACATTCGTCTACGAATACATGAGCAATGCGTATTGCACCAGCAGCGCAGGCGTTCCTCAAAGCGCATTCCAGCAGGATAGCGACAAGGTCGTCCTTGACCATCGTTGCGTGACCTATGGCGCGAAGCTGAAATGGCTGGCCAGCGTGAACATGGATACGACGGCGGCATTGGTCGATTACGCACGCGCTTTGGAATACGCGAAAAGCACCGACACCGCGCCACGTAGTTTGAGCATTTGCGGTCGTACTGGCGGCATTCCGTTGCTATCAACTGCGAACATTCCAGATACCGGCTTTGGTGGCGTGTAATGGGAAAAACGTCATTCACGCCGCAACAGCGCAGCGCGCAAAACGTGCAGATGCCCGCGCCGTTCCGAGGCATCAACACGCTTGACCCATTGCAGTCGATGGACCCCAGCTACGGGTTAAGCATCCAAAATTTCGTTGCTACCAATCAGGGCTTGGCTGTGCGACCTGGCTATCGAAAATGGGCGACTGGTTTACCGGGAACGGTCACGAGTCTGCTCACGTATCACGGACGTTTCAACGGGGCCAGCAGGTTGTTTGCATGCAGTGGTAGTGGCATTTACGACGTGACCAGCGGCGGCGTCGTGGGCGCGCCTGTAGTGTCTGGACTAAGCGCCACGAACAACTACTGGCAAAGTGTCGTGCAGACGTACACGCAGGCATCAGCGAGCATTCTAATAGCAGTTAATGGCGCCGATGCACCGCGCCTGTATGACGGCTCCGTTTGGAAGACATGCACTCAGGTCGCAAGCCCTGCGGGCGTTGGCCAGTTCGCGGCAACAGACGCCAATTCTAATCCGGTCAGCATCAGCAACTTCGTAGATGTCGTGTTGCACCAGCAGCGTCTGTGGTTTGTCGCGAACAATACGACTGTCGGCTATTACTGCGACATAGCTCAAGTCGGCGGGGCGTTGCATCCGTTGGATTTTGGCCCGTTCTTCCCGAATGGCGGCAAGCTGCAAAAGCTTGCAACGTGGACGATGGATAGCGGCGGATCGAGTGGCACGCAGGCGATGCTTGTCGGCGTTTCCGACAAAGGTGATGTCGTTGTATTCCAAGGCACGAATCCAAGCGATGCAACAGCATGGACGATGATCGGCCAATACAAAATTGGCTCGCCGGTTGGTCGCCGTTGCACTACGCAGTATGAAGGCGACTTGCTCATCTTGACTCAAGATGGCCTGAACCCGATGAGCAAATACCTGCAAAGCGCACGCGTTGATAACTCGTCGGCGCTCACGTACAAAATTGCGCCGACTATCAGCAATCTTGTTGCCTCGCTTTCTAATACTCCAGGCTTTGAAGCATCCGTGTACCCCGGCGCTGACGTGATGCTGTTGAACATTCCGCAGAGCCTGCAATCGAACAATTTCCAGTTCTGCTTCAACACCATCACTCAAGGCTGGACTCAATTTACCGGCTGGCCTGCACAGTGCTACGGCCTATTCAACGACGCGTTCTACTTTGGTGGTACGGGCTTCGTAGCACTCGCGTTCATCGGCTATCAGGACGGCGCAGACATTAATGGGGCAGGGGGCAACAACATCATCGCCACGGCCATGACCGCGTTCAGCTCCATGGATGCAGCCTTCGGTAGTGGCGTCGTCAAGCACGTCAAGCAGGTAAAGCCGTTTCTGGTCACTGGCAGTTCAAGCCCGAACGTCTTTGTGGGCGTTAACACGGACTTTAATCTGACTCCGATCATTGGCAGCGCGACTGTCAACCCGGCCACAGGGGCAGTCTGGGATACCGCAAGGTGGGATGACCCAAATACCACATGGGTAGGCAGTCTCACTACAGTGAACCGTTGGACGGGCGTCGCTTCGTACCCAGGCACGTATGTGGCGGCCACGATGTCCGTGAGTGCAACTGCCGACACTCTTTGGAGCGCGACTGATTTTCTGGTTGCGCCGGGCGGACCGTTCGCATGACAAGTAAGCGCGTGATCATTACCGACCAGCGGCACGCACCGCTGTTCCTGAAGTGGATGCAGGAGCGCATTGGCTGTGTGGGCGACTTTAACGCGAGCGATTGCCTCACGATCGCGCACGTAATCCTGCATGAAGATCAAGCGCCGGAAATCCTCGCCGTCGTTGCCATCAATCGATGGAGTCCCTTCGCCTGCGAGGGAAACATTGCAAGCAATGGCTCGCGTCGTTGGCTTGCTCGCGACTTCGCTTTCACGGTCTACGACTTCGTTTTCCGTCATGCAGGCAAAAGCCGTTTCAACTTTACGGTGTCGGTGAATAACACGGCAGCAATCACCATGCACGAGAAATTAGGTCATGTCTTTGCCGCGCGTCTCCCAGACGCATTCGGCGAAGACAAGGATGCGTTGATCTACGGATTGACGCGAAAACAATGGTTGGCAGGCCCATGGTCAAAGCCTTCAAAACATCAGGAGAAATGAAATGGGTCAAGGTACATCACCACCACCAGTAGCACCGGCAGCAGCAGCGGCACCGGCAACAGGCGCAGCACCAAATCCGTCGTCATTGAGCGATAACCAACTGAAGGCGATAACGATGCTCATGTCGCAACTGGGCAAAGGCGGCTCCGCTGTACCTGCGGGATCGCAGCAGCAAATTCGTCCCGGCATGCAAACGCAAACGATACAGGGCGGTACGGTCTTCAATCCGAATCAGCAGCGTTAATTCATTCGTCGGCTACGACAGAAAGGAGTGTCATCACTCGCTAAATAGCAACTGAACACATTATGGAAGGACGCGCAGATGTCCAAAGGATCAGCACCACCAGCACCGGATTACACAGGTGCAGCGCAAGCGACTGCCGCAGGCAACGCACAGAATTTAAACGCGCAAACATACGCAAACCGACCGGATCAAATTACTCCGTGGGGTTCTTCGACATGGGCATCAACTTCGGATAGTGCTGCCTACAACACGGCGCTCGCGAACTGGCAAGCGTCAGGTTCTGACCCGAAGACCAGACCGGATGCGAACACGTACACGAAGTGGACAAATACCACTACGCTGACGCCAGCGGAGCAAGCTGCGTTGAACGACCAGCAGAAAATCCAGCAAAACCAGTCGTCATTGGCAACGACCCTGCAAGGTCAAGTCGCAAGCCAGATGGCGAACGGCTTTAAACCGCCTGACATGGCTTCGTACCTAAATGGCGTGCCGGGTATCAGTACCAATTTCCAAGGCTTCAATCCTGCGGCCTCCGGTGTCGGCGCTGTCAATCAAACGCAATACGATCCATCGAGCTATACCGGCGCGTACAAGGGACTGAACCAGAACTTCACGTCTAGCGCCAAGCCCTTGCAAAGTTCGGTATCCAGCGCACCTGTGCAGACTGATCCGAACGCGTACACGTCGGCGGCAGGCAGCGTCAATTTGAACGCGCCGAAGTTCGATCAAGCGACAGCAGATGCGGGAACCCAAGCAGCCTACAAGGCATCGACTGGCTTGCTCACCGATGGATGGCAGCAAGACCAAAACAATCTCGATTCCAAGCTGCGCATGCAGGGTTTGACGCCGGGAACCGAAGCCTACAACAACGCGATGCAGAACACCTTGCGCGTGCAAGGCCAGCAGCAAGACCAGTTGGCCAATCAAGCGGTCCTCACCGGCAACCAGCTTGCCAACACCAATTACGCGTCGGCGCTGGCAGGCTATCAGGCAGGTAATGCAGCCCAAAATCAAGCCTACTCGCAAGGCCTTAGCAGCTTTGGCGCGGCCAATACGGCAGCAGGTCAGCAGTACAGCCAGAACATGGGCAATGCCACATTGAATAACTCGGCAGCGGCGCAGCAGTACAGCCAAGACCTGTCGGGATTCAATGCCAACAATGCGGCTGCAACGCAGGGCTTGAGCAATGGCTTAGCGCAGAATTCAGCTGCCTTGCAAAATCAAGCCGCGTACAACACTGCAGCCGGCCAAGCTTACAGTCAGGCGCTCGGCACGTATGGCACGAATCAGCAAGCGACTCAAAACGCCAATGCCGCGCAGCAGCAGTCGTACGCGCAGGCGATGCAGCAATACATGACCGCCTATCAGAATCAGTACCAGAATTATTTACAGCCGCTGAATAGCATGAACGCGGTTCTGACAGGTCAGCAAGTCAACAGCCCATCAATGCCTAGCTTCACCGCAGCAGGTTACACGCCGGGTGCGGATTACACGGGCGCGGCAGGTGCGGCAGGTCAGTACGCCTCTGGTGTCGCCGCACAAAACAGCGCGAACGCGAGTACGACGATGGGCACAGTCGGTTCGCTCGCGGCAGCAGCTGCCATTGCGTTCTAATGGATAACGTGGATTTCAACTCCGTGATCGATGCGCATAAGCGCATTGCTGTTCAGTTCAGCGGTGGCCGCGACAGCCTAGCTTTGCTGCTTGCCTTGCGCCCGTATTGGGATCGCATCACGGTCTACTACACGAACAGCGGTGACGCGTATCCAGAAACAATGGCGCTCATCGATGCGGTGAAAACTGTAGTGCCGCGTTTCGTTGAAATTATGGGGCGTGTCAACGAGGTTCACGAGCAGATGGGCTGGCCGAGTGATGTCATGCAACCGGGTACAGGCTTCCAGTTTGCCCGCGATGACATCGACGGCTACGTGCCATTGATCGACCGCCACAACTGCTGCTTCCACTCGATTATGGTTCCCATGCACGAGCGCATGAAGGCAGACGGCATCACGTTGCTGATGCGCGGGCAGCGAGACCAAGATAGCACCAAAAGCCACGTCGTGAATGGATCGGTAATCGAAGGCATCCAACTGCTATTCCCGATAGCCCATTGGACAACGGCAGATGTCGAAAAGTGCATTGCCGATCACGGTATCCCTTTGCCGCCGTTCTATGCCGCAGGCATGACCTCGACGCCCGACTGCATGCGTTGCACTGCATGGCTTGAGCATGGTGCCCATAAATACCTAGCAGTGAACCATCCAGAAGTCGCTTCCGAAGTGAATGCGCGTCTGAAGAAAATTAAAGTGATCGTGGAGCCGTTTATTCGTCGTCTCAACGAAGCACAGGAGACATTGAATGACAAATAACTGGTTCGGCGGTTCGTCAACGCCATCTGATCCAAGCACCTTTAATTACGACATTGAAACGCAAAAGCTGGCACGCCAGCGGCAAGCTGCTCAGGCGTTACAGGCATTGGCCGCGCAGTCCAATCAAGGGCAATTCATCAAGAGCGGCGATTTTACTGGCTTCGCAGGCGGCAATACCGCCGGTTCGACACTAGCCCGCATCCTTGCGTCTGTTCTGGGTGCCAACGCCAATAGTGAAGCTGATGACAAACAGAAGCAACTCGCGCAAGATTCGCAAGATGCTTTGACCTGGGCGATGGACCCGAAGAATTCACTAGCCGGTCAACGCGCTGCCGCAGCACAGGCTAAATCGGAAAGCGATGAGGAGCTTCAACGCGAAGCAAGCCGCACGATTCAAGGTGGCGAGCGCATCGACCCGAATGCGGATCAATCACCCGACGTACAGACCTTCGCAGTTGCTACGCCGACGACGACGACAATCCCACTCGCGCAAGCAGCCGCTAAGGCACTTGGATCGATGCAAGGTGCTGCGTCGTCAGGTGCTTCGCCATCTGGTGCAGCTATTCCCGCTGCGAATGCGCCGACAGGCCCAACGCAGTCAGTGACAGGTGGCCCGCAAAGTTTCGGATCAGGTGGCGGTGTGTCGCGCAAGCTTGGCTCACCGACTAAGCTGCCGACTGGTGCAAGTGGTAGCCTAAGTCCAAGCGACATCGCCTTCGCTGCAAAATTATTCGGTGGTGGTTCGCCATCGCCAGCTCCGGCCCTAGCAGGCAATGTACCTGGCACGTCACAGAACGTCACTGGTGCGACTGGGCCTACACCGTCAGCACCTGCGATGCCTCCAATGCCGCAACAGAGCCAATCGCCTGTGCCGCAGCCACAACCGCAAATGGCAGCACCAGCAGCACCACAGCCACAAATGGCTCAGCAGCAGGAGCCGACGGCGCCAATTGGCGATCCGCGTTCCATGATCGATCAGGCTGTCGCCAATGCGCAGCCGACACAAGCTGAACAGATTGCGCAGTTGCAGGCCATTGCCCGCACTGGTCCGATGGGTCAGCAAATGGCAACGGCACAAATGAACAACCTGTTCGGCAGCAAAGTTGGCCGCTACAAAACGACTGTCATGGCTGACCCGGTTAACGGCGGTTTTATTCAAGTCACGGAAGATTCGGCGACTGGCGCAACACAGCATCAGCGCATTGGTGGTGGTGGCGAAAAGCTCGTGACAGGGCAAACTACAGACGAGCACGGCAACCGCCTGAACGTACACAAAGACGGCAGCACATCAGCAATGCTCGATGGCAGCGGTAAACCTGTTGTCGATTCCAGCGTCGTTGCGCGCAATGACGAACAGACTGCGAAGATCGGCGCTGCTGTCCAGTCGAACGCAAATGCGCAGGCAGCTATTGATACGGCCTTGGCGCGAAACAAGCGAATTGCGGAACTGTACGACTCGACGGAAACAGGCCCCTTCGTTGGCCATCTACCTAACTGGTCCAAGGAGCGTCAAGAGCTGCAAGCGTTGCTTGCACAGGACTTGTTCGGCGAAACCCGTAATGCACTTGCGGGTGCCGGTGATGCTGGCGGCGCTCCACGAATGGCGCAAAGCGAATTCAGATACATGCAGGAAAACGGCGGCTTGAAACAGACGACCAACGCGCAGACCGCAAAGAATCTTATCGCCAGTATGAACGAGCAATTGCTCAAGCAAAAGCAGGCATTGCAGGATTACGCGGCCAAATTGCAGACCACTGCTCCGAGTGCCGCGAGTGCTGTTCCAGGTCGCGGCCAACAGGTTAGCGCCGCACAATACGGGTTCAAATAATGGCTGATCTACTCATCGATAATCCGAACTG